CAAATGTTTTACCAACAATAAAAGGACCATTACTTGGAAAAGATGATAATGATAATTTATATTGTCCAGTAGATAAATATCCCCAAGATAAATTTGCATCAATAGTATTCTCTAATACTGTTACTACTGGAGTTCCTGTATTGAATAGTAAAGCACTGCCTCCATAACTTATAGGTGTGTCATTATTTATTGCAACAAAATAAGTACCTGGGTCATTGTTTGGTGCACCAACATTTAAGAAGTTTCCACCAGGATTTTGAATTTGATAAGTTACTCCTTTTGTTAATGGTCCAGAACTAATTCCAATTGTATTACCTGAACCACTCTGTGTTAATAAAGCTGTATACACTTTATATGCAGGTACTGGTACAAGTTGTGCTGCAAAGTCTGCTACTGTAATAGCACCAGCTAAATAACCATCATCTCTGCGGTTATCTTTTAACCCAACAGGTAATAATGTTTGTGTAGGATCAACTGAAGTAACAACTCTGCCACCCTTTATCCAAGAAATAAAATTTAAAATATCCATTGCTAATGTTTTTGTATACAGTATAATATACAAAAAATATTTGAAATAAAAAAATCCTCAGCCTGTAAACTGAGGATTAAATTTTCTAGCTAAATGAGGTAACAAATACTAGAATACTTTTATGCACATAAATAACCAACTGTAAAAGCAACAATGATGATTAAAGTAATAGCAACATTGCTCATAAATCTTGCTTCCGGATCTTCTTCCCACATATGTTTTTGTGGATTGTAGACAGGCTTAGTTAAACTTATTGAAGCTGCCCAAAGAGTAATTACTAGTATCACTGCTATAAACCATCCTATTGCTTTAATAATTATCATAGTGAGTCAATTCTTTTTTGTAAATATACTAAAGCTTTTTCTAAATCTTCTTTTTCTTTAGATTTATTTTTCTTTCCTGCTCTAGCTACATATTTAATTACATTACCAAGGTAGAAGTCTTTATCTAAACCCCACGCTTCCAGTACGTTAAACACTTCATATACATTACCAGCTCCACCATAATGATTAGGTCTTGTAGGATTTTCTGCAATACCTTTTCTTTCATTGTACTGGTTACATACCAAATCATGTTCTGCTGAACTTGTCATTACATATGGAAAGTCTTCATGATTAGTATCCATGATTACCAAATTATTACAACATCCATTTCACTAAGTACAAACTTCATTGTACCACCAACTTCTAGTCTTTCAACTGTTTCTAAGTTTAATGCAGATGTACGGACATACACTTTATCTCCAACTTTTACATCTTCAACTTTGTCTCCTACTGCATACACATTCAACTTGTTCCACAACTTAATTGTTTCTTGCATGATGTGTTCTTCATCTTTTTCAGATAACTGGATAGATGATTCTTTTCTTACTGGTACATCAACTAAGATTGTACGGCCTCTTAATACTTTAAATTCTGACATAATTTAATTTTTAAATGTTACTACTTTTACTGCTGCCATTTGTGCACTTACTAGTTCTCCTACTGCATGGTCAAATAACAAGCTCTTAATCGGAGATTTTCCGTTTTCTTCATATGATTCTAACATGATATTAGCTACTTCAGCCATCAGGCTTTTTACTTTAACTACCTTGTCATCATTAGAAGGGTTGAATTCAATACCTACTAATAACTCACCAAAAGATAAAATCTTTGTTTCTTTAAAGCCTACTGTTTCTTCTGCAGCTTCATTTACATTTGTGTTCTCTTCCATTATACAACTGTTTCATATGTTAATTTAAATATATCTTCCCGGCAAGGATAGAACTCACCCTTAACACCTCTGATAATATAATCTCCTACTGTAGCTGTCATATCTCCTTCTAGAGTTACAACTACTAAATTGTTTACCTCACCTTTGCTAAAGCATCTTTCACAAAAACCTAACATCTCAGTTAAGTTGTCACCTGTCCATTGTTTTGCTTGAATGACTACAGGTTTCTTTCTATAAAATTTTGGCATAAACTTAGGCATCAAATTTAGACTCTTTGTTTTTAATACTTTGAGCTAATTGATCTTTTAAGATATCAAATTTAATTTGCTCTAGCAATCCAATTAATGTGATTGCATTCATATTGCCTTTCTCTAAAGCAATTTCAATTTCTACACCTTGGTCTTCATGTAAATGAATAGCAAGAAGGGTTGTTTTTTCTGACATAATAAATTGGTTTTGACAAATATAGAAAATTATTTAATATAATCTTTTAATTTTTTAGATCTTTTTTTTATGATTTTTGCAGGAGATCCAAATAATATATTATATTCTTTACAACTTTTTGTTACCAAACTTAATGCACCTACAGCAACTCCTTCTTCTAATCTTACTCCAGGTAATATTATAGAACTTGCACCAATGATTACATGTTCTCCTAAAAAAACAGGTTTAGATATTACATTTGTAAATTCTTTTTTTACAGTTGGATTAGTCATATAATCTCCAGAGTAGTCATCTGTTGATGAGTATATACTCACGCGTGATGATAAACCAGAAAAATTTTTTAATGTAATTTTTGCAGCACCCACTAACAAACAAAAGCATCCAATATGTATATTGTTTCCTATGCTTATACCATCCTTTCCTGCAGATAGTACGCAAAAGTCATCTATCCTTACATTATCACCTATTTCAATATTACTTGGGTTATATAGACTAGTTTTTTTTGATATAAGGACGTTGGTCCCAAAACTCTTTAAACTAAGTTCTTTAAGCTCATTTTCAGTATAGTACATAATTTATTTCCAGTAATCCATAAATCCAGTACTGTAATGTAAATAATCAGTCTGGAATAATTTATTTATTGACTCTATATTAGACTTAAGATTTTCAGGTTCTTTTTTAAATAACACCCAGCATTTAGATGATGGGCAATATATTGAACTAACGTAACCCCATTGCTTCATTAAAATATCCATACTCTTATTGGTATGTAATGCAGAATGGACAGGTGGTGTAATATAGAACCAGTTTGGATCATTAGGTATATTTTCACAAACTACTGTGTGTATTATCATTACCCCATCTTCAGTTACTAAATTGTTTATATGATCAAGGTCTGCTCTTTTTCGTACATGCTCAAATAAAGCACTTGTAACAACCACATTTACTTTACTCAAGTTTTCCTCTTTAACGTATTGAACAGTATCAGCGGTATTATCTGTAACATATGGATCATACACTGGTAATGATAAATCAAAATATTTTAAAAGTATCTTACTTAATGTACCATACCCACCAGCATAGTCAAGCATATTAGTTTTAATAATATTGTTCTTCACTAAAATATTTATCATTGTTGCCTGCTCTATATAGGGTGGTTCATTTATATCTTCTCCAAGCATTTTATTTTCAAAGAGTGTGTGGAAATCAAAATTTAATTTACACCATGCATCATACTCCATTTTAAATACAGTATCAGAACAAGTAAATCCACATGAGTTACATTTGTAGTAATGAGAACTATTTAAAAAATAATCATAGGGAGGTTGATACTCTTTAGTAAAAGCATATGTTATATCATTACCGCATATTATACATTGATCTTTCATTTTACTGTGTATATATTTTAAATTGTGACAAATCTGGATATACTAGTTCTATATCTGGATTGTGTTTCTTTGTGCCATCTTGATTATAGAATTGACCCATCAATTGTATACCTCTTGCGGCCAACTCTGGTATCATATAAAAGTTCCAACCAGTCATGGTAAATATATCTTCATGATATGAACATTCATTTCTTCCACTATATCTAGCTTTCTTAAACCATTCGTATGCTTCTTTATCATCCGTTAGTATTGCTCCACCTTTTGATAACTTTAAGTGTTTATGTGGACCTGTAAAAGAAATGCACATGTGTGTACCTGGACTGTACATATCAGCAGTAAACCTTAAAGCTGAGTCCCAAACTTTTGTTGGCTTCAATTGGTACGCTCCTTTAAATGAACCTTCTATAAATTTAACTACCCCATTAGCATGCATTATCTCACATGGCACAGATGGATATGTTTGACTTGGGATTTCTATTTCTTTGCCTGATATGTTTTCATAATATAACGCTAAAAAAAGAGCATTGCTCAAACTGTCTATAGCCACCACATATGGTGCACTAGTATAGTCTGATAATACTTTTTCAAATTCCTTTGTAATATTATGTGGGTTTATCATATAAGCTTTTGTAGTTTTTGAGTATCTCTGTCATATAAATCAGATGCCATTTCTGCAGGTATAGATACCAAAAATTCTTTTATAAATTCTTCTTTACTGTAGAATCTTTTTGGGTAATGGAACATGGTAAAGTGATATCTATTTATTCTAACGTCACCTTCTGGGTTAACTGTATGCGCCCCACCACTATAATTTATTTCTCCAATAGACTTTCTAAACATTAAAGATTTACAGTACCATGGATGTAATTTTCCATGTGTAAATTCCCTTGGGCCATTTTGTCCTTCTTGAACTACCATGTTATAACCTTTAAACTTAATTACGTCAAAATTTTCAATAGCATCAAGATCCTCCAAACTAATATTGATCAATTCATCCTGGTCTACTACAATGATCCATTCTGCTTCTGATTCTTTCCAACAGTTATTTCTCAAGTATGTTACAGAAATACCTTTTGGTTCTTCTGATATATAGTCTACAACATTACAACCACGGCTTCTGCAATAATCACCTGTCTCATCTGTGGAATCATCATTATAAATATTGATTTTACATCCTGGAAATCTTTCTTGATAATGATCTAAGAACATTGGTAAGATATGCATCCCATTATAAGCTGGTACAAATATTTCTACTCTCATACATTTTAATTTTTATTCAAAAATCCCCAGAATATTTTCTAGGGATCTTTCTTACCTAACCGTAGCAAAAATTTTCATCAATACAAATATATAAATTA